ATACGTCCCTGAACCAACGATACTCTCGGTGAGGTCTCCGCTGGTTTGCTCGCAGTCCCAGTGATAGCTAGCCGTCGAGTTAGGGTCCAAGCTCCCCGCCCCCTGACTCTTACTAAACGTCGCAGGCGTCCAGTCGATGGTGTGTAGAAGAGTAGCCCCAGCCTCTGGATACTCCGTCCTCTCAGAGTGGGTACCCGTATCCAACCCTGCAGTCCCAGGGATATACAATCCTGTCTTAACGGCCATGACTTATCCTAGGAGTGAGTCTTCTTGATACTCCAGTAGACCTGAATAGTGCCACTACCAGCACTCCGGGTAAACTTAAATCTGACCAGGGCTGACCCCAAGTTACCAACATTCACCAGCTGCTTCACGGGGGTATCTGTAGCCGCCACTGCCGTGATGGTTACATCCGAAGAGGTGACCCAATCGGTATCTGTAGCAGTATCTGGGTTACGAATACAAGTCTCTTGCATCTCCCCCGTGGCTGCTAGATCATCCCCGGTTGATTGCCAATCCAACTGGAAGGCAAAGACGGAGCCATTAGGGACGCAAAGGGGTTCGGTATACTGTGACGTATCCGTAGCATCCAGGGTTAGTGCCCCAGAATTACCTCCGGGGAATGGGTATGGGTGACCTGTAGGCATTATCGATTCTCCAATTTTTGTGCGTTAGTGGGTTCATTTAGTCCAGTACTAGGTGCTTCTGGAGTAGGACCTGCCTGGACTGCTGCAGCCGCCTGCTCATCTAAAACTCTAAAGTGCTCTTGTAATTGTGGCATAATCGTAAGGGTGGGATCTGTTGGGACATCGAATAGGAGGCCTAAATTGATCCTTTGGGCATAGGACATATTCTCCAACCGCTTGGGATCCTCTAGCAACCTTCTTTGCATCTCTGCGAAATGGGCAGGGGATAGTCTCTTAAGAACTTCAGCCGCCTCTGGGGTCAACCGATTGGCCATGGCCTTCTCCACAATCCCAGCTGGGTCCATGACCGCCTCTGCATACCTGGTCCATTTAGCTACATCCTGGGGGTTAGGTAACCACCGATCTCCTGTGATACTATGCATGGAGCCTGGATTCTGTGGTAGCTTCTCTGCTAAGAACTGCATCTTCTTAAGCATGGCATCCCTGGTCAATGCCCCCAACTCTGGGTTCAAGGCTGAGATACCAGAGGTGGCATCGGTAGCCCTCTTGAGCATCTTGTTAGGGTCCCCATTCAAACTTTGCAGGACCTTCATCTGGGCCAGGAACTTCCTCGCATCACCCTTAGCCGCCTTCACGGTCTCCTTCTCCTGATCATTCATAACCCCGGATAGGGCCTCATGAGCAGTGAGGGGGACACTAACCTTGCGGGCGTATGGGGAGCCTTTAGCCACGGCCCTACCAATCCGACCCTGACTAGTTAGTTGGGTTTTGATAATCTTGGAGATATCCCCATCTAAAACTTTTGCAGCCACCTTCCGCCCAGCTACGGAACCAGCCCGGGCAGCTCCAAAGGCAAACCCCATGGGTAGGCGAGATTTGCGTGCAGCCTTGAGGACACTACCAGAGACTTGCCCAGCAGCCCCAGCCTCAAACATCTGCCGAAGGATACCCTTACCCCCACGGGCCTTAATCGTAGTATTCCCAATCAGGAATGCCTGTAGGATAGCAGAGCCGGTATCGCCTAAGACAGCCTCCTCTGGAAGTAGAGCCAATGCCCCTTCCATCCCCGCAAACTCCATCAGAGCCCTAGGGGCATCTGCCTTAGCCATGACCCCAGGCTTCCCCACCATCTCATCTACCCGAGACTTGAGGTTATCAATGAATCCAGTCTGAGACACCAGGTACTTTTCAGGGTTACCTTGCCCCTTGACGAAGGAGAGGACACTCTGATCGTAATCATCCAGGGCCTTAGCCACACTCACAACCTTCTTTATATCCCCGGAGTCGATCACCTTGAGGATATCATCAACCTTGGGTGTGGTAGTCCCTAAAGACTTAGCCAGGGTACTACGGGTGCTATTGATAGCCGCAGCCGCTTCGGAGTCAATCCCGGCCACCCTAACCTTAGAAGCGATATCATCTGCTAACCCTAGGTGTGCATCCGTGGCAGCTCTCAGATTCTTGCCCGTGTCTGAGGCTTCATCGAAGATACCCTTGAACTTCTGAACCTGCTTAGCTTGCCTACGAGCAGCTAGGGCCCCTATACCACCACCAACAGCCCCTGCTCCAGCTCCAAATAGAGCCCCTGCAGCCCCTGAAAGGATGACAGAGGAGATGGCCTCCCCTGTGAGTGGCTTGTCTGTAAGGGATAGGTTCGTAACCTCCTGTGCAGCGTTGAAGAGGCCACCCTCGACCGCCCCTGCAGCTATATTGGAGCCTAGGATACCACCCTTACCAGCGGTGGCAATCCCTGTACCCTTACGGATGATGGCGCCACCAACCCCTGTCCCATACTTAGAGCCGGCTTGAATAGCCTTGGACAGGTTAGTACCTTGGGCAAACCCCTTACCTGCAGTGGCCAGCCCTGAACCTGAGAGGAGACCTAAACCCAACCCTACGAAGGAGCCAGCCGCCCTAGAGCCAGAGTGCACCTCTGCCCGGAGACCAGCCTCATCACTTAGGACACCGGAGGCCCCTGGAAGTAGCATATCCAGAGCCCCTTCCCCAGCGGCTCTAATCTTCTCAGCAGTGCCCTTAACCTTCTCCCGCTTCTCAGCAGCGACAGCCCGAGTCTTCCGACCCTGATAGTCTTCAACGGTTGCACCCCTGCCTACCCAGAAGTCTACATCCTCTTTATCTACGGAGAAGGCTCTCCCACCCGTATCTCTGAGGACTACTTTATCCCCCTTGGGCGGCATTAAAGTTCAGGTCCACCTATTACAATACTAGCTGGCTGTTCTAGAGACTTCTCGGACTTCTTACCTTTCATGATGTCCTCCTCCCACTTGATCAGTTTGGTCCGCAACTGCGCGGCCTTACGTGGATTCTCTTTGCCAATCTCATCAATAAGTTTATCAGCCTTAGCTCGGATCTCCCCAGCTGTGCCACCACTTGGGCGACCCTTCTTAGGCCTAGAGGCGAAATCTACAGAGGAGGTGTCGGTCTTCAGCATATCATCTACGAGGTCCAGCTTCGCCTTATGCGTCTCTGGCTCCTCCTGAAGCATAGCACCTACAGCCCCACCCTCAGGATCCTCTGGATTGCCCACATCTCGGAGGACAAAGTAGCTACGAACCTTTTGCAACTCCTCAGGGGTAACCTCAATAGAATCCTGTGAATCATTCGACTGTTGCTCCCCTAGGAAGTGTACAGCGTTACTTAGCCGTTCAACCAGGTTGGGACCACCTCGGACGATACCTTGCCTGTCTAGGCCATATTCTGATTTGAGGATCTCCATCTCCTGCTCGGTGAAGTTAGCACCACTTTGGGTAATAACACGACCAATGTTTAGAGCCGCACCTCTAAGTTGCTCCTTGAGGGCCTCGGCTTCATGCTTAGCCCTACCTGGGAGGAGGAGAACCCTATCTACCCGCTTTTGTAGCCTAGCCAAATCGGTCAAGTGCCCAACCAATTCCTTACGAGCCCTACTCCTAGCTAGGTATTTGGTCTTATCCCCAGAGGTTTGGTCTGGTCTCCAAGGTAGGTTACCCTTCTTATCCCCACCGATAACTCGGAAGACATCCTGGGATGCATAGCTACCCTTGACAGGGGTTTTACCTTTGCCACCACCACCACTCCCTTTGCGAGCCATGGCTTTCATCGTGGCTAGGTCAATCTTCTTTCCCGTGTAGTAGTTCTTCAGGAACCTCTCAGCAATGTCATACTTCATCGCCTTCAGGTCTGATATGGTCTTCAGATACGCAGCCTGTAACTCCTGGTCAACCCCGGGCATCTCTGCCTTCATCTTGGCAATGGCCCCGGAGATCTTATTCATCATGTTCTTCTCTAGGACAGCCTGCTTCAGGGGTAGCAGTTTGGCATCCCTCTCAGCGTCCCCGGTCAGAGCACCTCTTTGTTTAAACAACTTGTTAAGGTTGGCTTCCTGTGCAGCCAAGTCTGTACGGATAGCATTCTGTAGAGTTTGGACGACTGGATTAGCCCCACCAACCCCTTGTCCAGAGGTCATTTGCAACACCCTGAATAGGCCAGCACCAAAGCCAATGAAGGCCTTACCCATGGTCCCCTTATCTTCCCAGGCTAGCCCCGGGTCAATCTGCCCATTCTCAATCTGTGCATCTAGGGAGAAGATCTTAGCAACCCTCTCCTGTGATCGTTTTTGAACCTCGTCATAAAGGCCTGAGACCATCTCTGCATGCTCGTCTCTAAGCCCCTCTTCGGTAGCAAAGAAGCGACCCTCTGCCTCTGCCTTTTCCTTAGCCCCTTGTAGGTCCAACTCTGCAGCCGCAAACCGGGGACCAACAATGTCATTCCAAGCGGCCTCTGTACTAGCTGCAAACAGTTCTGCATCCTCTGGAGATACACCATTAGCTACCATGGTAGCCTGGAACTGCTCAATCTCTCGTTGCTTAGCCTGAACCCTTTGGATATCCTGTGCTTCTTGGGCAGCTGCCTGTCTAGCAAGTTCTGCCTTCGGTCCATCCTCTGGAATCTCTGGCCCTGCTATATGAGGGGCATCCTGTAGCAAGGCTGCCTCTGCCTTGGGTCCATCTTGTGGGACCATTTCTGCTTTTGGTCCATCTGGAAGTACCACTCCCGGATAATCAGCATTTAGCAAATTCCCTTGAGCGTCGGGGATAAACTGAGCCTCTTCGAATTGAGGTTCAGATGCTCTTCGCCTAGGTCGTTTCTGTGGCTTAACCGCCTCTACAGCCCCTAGGACCGCACCTTTAACAGCCTCACCTACCTGGCCAAGTTTCTCCTGGCCCTGAGCGGCTAGTTGCTGTCGTTCCGCCTCCTCTTGTTCTGCTCGAACCCTGTCCTCCTCCGCAAGGACAGCCTCGTTTATGTCTACAACGTTGCCGTGCCTGTCGTATATGTAACCGTCACCAGCCATTATAGAAGTACCCCTCCCTCATCCCAGAGAACCTGAGGTTTCTTCAACTCCGAACTAAGGTCGTCAAAGCCACCCTCTGTCTGTGGATCTCCTAGAAGTTCAGATTCAAACGCAAACGAATTCTCCAACTGCTCCAGTAGGGACTCGTGATGTATATTACTTACCCCCTTTTGCCGTTGCTCCTCGAAGCCCCTAATGGTCTTCAAATCCCTCTCAAATGATGCTGCCTTCTCTGGCATCTGAGACTTCAACTCAACCCCTCGTAGGCTAGCCCTATCCGTATCCTCAGGGGTTAACCTAAACTTTGAGCTAGGGCCTGGATCCCTATGAACCTCTCCAAGGCGGGACTCCTGAGGTACGAACGAATCCTCTACACCAATGTTTGGAGGTGTGTTAGGGGAGGGTAGCTCGAACTCCTGAGGCAATTCTACACCTAGGAGGTTACGCACAAACTCCCGCTTGGCTTCCTCCTCTTGAAACTGCTTTGCTCTCATATCCCGTGCAAGGTACTCTGGCTCTGATACACCGTCAAGGAAGGCACCTACCGTGGATGGATCCCCCGTGGCAAAGAGACGATGCAACTCCCCTGGCTTGGGTATTCCTTTTTCATCTGGCATGCCTACCTCCAGCTTCTTTCCCAGGATGCGTCGGGTAGACCGGAGTCACCGCCACCACTGTAGGGGTCAAAGCCACCACCACCTCGACTCCTAGAGGCACCAGCGAACATCTCAGCCCCACCTAGGAGACCAGCTCCAAGTAACTCAGCCCCACCAGGAGCCTGTTTCATCCCAGCTAAAGAGCCACGGCCACTCATCTGAGCACCCATGAATGCCTGTCGGCCACCTTGTTGCATCTGTCGGAACAGCTGCTGCTGCCGTAGAGCCTCTAGTTGCCCCCTCTGAGATAGCGCCCTCTCTTGACCCAGGGCCTGTCCTAACTGACCCCTAGCTGCCAACTGTGCCTGCAACCCACCCATAGCGGCTGCCTGTCCACCCTGACCAGAGATTTGACCCATCTGTGTGGCGGCTGTCCGAGCGGCTAAAGGATTCCCCCGTTGACCAGCCATCATAGCTAATTGGTTCTGAATCCCAGATTGAGTCTGCTGCCCAACCTGGCGTCTAACTAGTTCTTGACCTGGACCATTACCTGCAACGTCTGAACGAAGGCCGGCAATATACTGCTGCATCTCTGGCCGATAGTTAGCTACACCCCTACCACCCAATTGTTGGGATAGGAGTTGCCGCTGCCTTGTATCCGACTGCAACCCGGGGGCTAAGAAGTCGGAGGGGTCCATCCCAGCAAGGAACTCCTGGTATCTACCTTGAGCTTCTTTCTGTCGTTTAGCTGATGAGCCTGGGAGTAGACCCATACCACCAGAGGCTAAACCCATCCCTGCGCCTAAAGCTAGCATACCTAAAGCCATTATACCAATTTACTCCCTGGCAACTTGAAGGTGTCACCATACCCAGCGGCCTCAACAGCCAACCCTGTAAGTTCAAAAGAAGCCCCTGGACTAGACCCGGGTGGTACTTCCCTAATTAGAAATTTAACTGATTGAATCCTCTGATCTCTGAGGATATGTCCTACCTGATAAACCTGATCTGGCTTAGTAGCATCATTAATACCTAAGGCTCCACCCCCACCTAAGGTAGCATTACCACCTAGGGTGCCCTGGTCTAAAGCTGTGGAGACATCCCACGTAGAAGTGTAGGCTTTATACGAGCGATAATTGAAGGAGATATCCACATCGATATTATGGTCACTACTATAATTACCTAGGAGAGATGCCCTGCGGATATGCCACCTAGTTTGCAAGCCAGAGGGACGAATCCAAGGTGTCTCGATCTCAAGAGAGTAACTCTGACCAGCATCCTGGTACCCAGAGTCCCCCTTGTACACGTAGATACCATCCCCCCTGAGGTAATAGTAGGTGTCGTCGATAACCGTTGCCGCCAACCCTGCATGTGAGGTGAAGGTGGTCCAGAAGCCATCATCATAATCAAAGGCTAGAGTCCTGGCCCCATTCACGAGGAAGATAACTAGGGTATCATCTGGGAGGATAGTGGCATCCTCCACTGATAGGCTGTTATACGTCTCTACGGGGGCACCAATGTAATTGACTGCCTCTCCCCGGTTAAGCCAATAGATACCCTTGTCACTCTGGAACATAACCCCCTGAGGGACCCGAACGATGGAGCGACGGTTCTTACATCCTGTATCGGTACTAACCAAACGAGGCTGAGAGTAGGCGCCTACACCTAGGTTGTTAGGGCCGGTACCAGAGACCATAAAAACCCTGTCCCGTTTGAACACAACCAACTTGTTATCTAGGGTGGCTAGGCCTGTAATGTCTCCCCCATCTGGTGGGACCTGGACATACAACCCCTCATTGAACCCTACCTGATCGTATTCAGACCCGGGCCTCTTAGAAAAGTAGACCCTAAGCGGCTCTTGGGAGGGGACGTAGAAGATACGGTCGTCGTATGAGAGGATTGACAGACACCCCTCTGCGGCTACATTCCCCAATTCCCCAGAGGAGAGGTAGAGGACTTCGCCACTCTTCAAATCAGCCTCGGCTGTAGAGTCTACAATGGAAGCAGATCCGCTAGTGACATCACTGCCCGGATAAGAAGATATCCTGTAAGCAATGGCAGTACTATCATTATGAGTCCTGTATAAACTCGCTCGAACATCACCCCTCCTCGTAGCCGGGATCTGCGGCACTGTGATAGTCACATTGTCCGTACCTGGATCCGTAAAGTTTGTGCAGGTTAGGGGCACGGCTGTACTTTGCAACCTCTTGCCATTGACATCCGTCTGCTCATAGACAACATAGTAGAGGAGGGTTAGGGACCCTGCACCACCATCTGTTCTATTGATCGTGAACGGCTGATTATCTACATCGTAGTCTAGGGTAGCCCCACTCTGCGTGAGACCGGAGGAGGAAACGGCTATCTCTGGATAGAACCAGAACCCCGCCTCATACACACTGGCCCCATCATACTGCCACATGGAGGAACCACCAATGAAGAGGCTATCCTGCATCTCCACGGAGTCGATCTTGAGGTTACTACTAGTATCCAACCGGAGCAACTCTACATTGTCCTGCGTAAATGAATCTGACTGATCTTCAGCCACATCCACCCTCTGCTTAACCCCCACAGGGAGGGTTAGGACCGTCCCATCTAAGTGCAGATGAGGGAGGGGCTCAGACACAACGGAGGAGGCTAGACCCCTCTTGTAGACCCCAACCACCTCGAAGGAGCTATTCACGAGGAGGTAGGAACTCTGGAGGGTACTACTATAGTGACAAAGGAAGACCCAATTCTGTGTATCCGTCCCACCTAGGGTCTCGTAATGCATCAGCTTGGATGCCAGGGCCAAATTTGTAAACCGGGAGACTGGGGTTAAAGTGCCATTGTAGGCCCCACCCACGGAGTAGATGGTACCAGAGACTTCGTAGATTACGTCCACATTCCCGGAGGTAACCTTACGGGGTTTGATACTCCCCTTCTCTGCTACGACACTATCTACTTGTCTAGACTGGGAATCGAAACCATCAGCATCGAACCAAATCAACTGTGTGGTGCCGTTACTATCCCCAAATAGGAGCCAAACGTAGGTGGTGTTACCTGCGTACCCCTCTTCGTAGTCATACCCAGAGGAGAGCATGGTGCTAACATTGCCAGAACTCATATCCCCAGGTGTGGCTGTAATAGGGGACCTAGTTATGGGGCTAGTGTCCCCGGCCTCATCCGTGAAGAAGACCCTGACACCATCATTAGTATTCTCTTTGTAGGTGACAGCGACCATATGTACAGAGCTTCTTTGGATCCGAGCCACTGTCCACAAATAGTCTGTATGAAAATCCCCTAGGCCATAGTCAATCCTATTCCCATCCAAATTGCCTTGGTTGAAATAGAAGCAGGAGATATCCTGTGTACTGGTATCCCTAAAGAAGACGCAGACTCCAGCCCTAGTTGGGAGAATCTGAACCTCCGTAGCCACGGCTGAGAGGAGGGCAGGCGCAGCTAAGATAGAACCATTAGCATCCTTGACCACAACGTACAAATTGGCCGTCTCCAACCATGCTGTCACATAGATGGTGCCATCGGTTGCATGTACAGGCGTACTCTGTGTGGGCGAACGAGAGGCTACAGGGTCATCCGTAACGGACCAAGCTGGGAGGTCATCCTTATCCACCCAATAATCCAGACTGGAAGAGTAGGAGTGCAGGTTGCCATCCCCAAATGCTACTAGTTCATCCCCCAATTTGGTCAAATGAGTTTTGCCAGAAAGGGCAGTCTCATCCAGATCCCTATGGTTAACTTGGGTATATCCAGTCCGTTTGGCAATTGTACCAGTCTTGGTATAGATGCCATTTTTTATGTCTAAGAGGGAGGGCATGGATACCGTCTTCTCATCAGACTTTGTGTCCAGTCCACCGGCGAAGGGGAACTCGACTATTTGTGGATTAACTGGCATTACTCTCTAGCTAGGGTCATTTCAAGAGCAGTCACTGTGTAGGCCCCCGTACTACTCTTGGTAGCGGACATCTTCACGTAGTAGGTTTCATGTTCAACCACTGTATGATCCGACCCATTAAAGTTCTGCCAGGTACCTCCCGTACTAGCCCTGGTCCAACCAGATACTGTGGAGAGGGTGCCGTCCGTCCCTGCAGATTGCAACTCATAGGTCCAGCTGTCACTGTCGGCATTGGAGGAGACATAGACCTCTACCGTCTTAATGACATCCCCAGTCTTCAAACCTGTGAGGGGGACTAGGAGGCTGTGAGCGCCCGAGGCTGTACTAGACCACTGGTGATTGGCCGCCTGGGTCCAGGTACCATTCGTATTATTCTCCCCAGCTACCATAGGTACCATGACATTGTAACTATCATGGAGGAAGTTAGAGAAGGGTGTGGAGGCGTCATTGACAGCTAGGTTACCACTGGCATCCAATGTGACAAAGGTCTCCGCTGCTGGTAGTGCCGCTGGGAGGGTTACAGTGTAATCACTACTCATCCCCTGAGCTGTGAAGGTAACCGCATGGGAGCTACCATCCCTGAATTCAATCCCGGAGGTGACTACATTAGCGTAATCATCAGCCCCGGAACCGCTTTTCATTCGGTATTCAGTGCCAGCACTATTCCAGTTAATTTCCACGCCACCACTACCGTAACCGGCGCCAGTAACAGAACCCGTAGCAGCAACATTAAGAGCCCCTGCATTGGTAATCTGAACCTCTTGCCCCGAGTCGTTCTGGTAGTATAATTCGTCAGTGGCTCCATCATTCTTCGTATACAGTCGTTCGTTTCCAGGAGAACTAACCTGTGTGATAAACTCTATGGTTGCAACATTCTCTGCCGCCTGACTATTAAAGTCCAGGGTGGCATCCATGTCAATCTCACTAGGGGTAACCTTCGTCTCCGCAATAGCGACTAGGGCTGTAACAATGGTAAGGAGGTCGGTAGTCCCCCCGGTTTCACTATCCCCTACGGAAGGGACCGTCGTTGCTATATTATCGCCTCTAGCCATCAGTTACTCTCTTCGCTTAAAAAACCCAGAAATCTGCAGTACAAACAGCACTAGCAGTAAGTTTAAGGTAACGATCAGTATGGGATCGACCATGTATTGTCGCTGCAGCAGAGAGGCCAACAGGGATACAACCCCGAGGCTTCCTGCCAAGCTTATGAGGAATGCTTTCTTCAGATGTCCCCGCGAAGGTATGAGTCACGAGTTCCCCAGAAACGACAGCAGCATCGCCAAGGAGATTGAGGCGGTCAAGCAAAAGCCGCAGAGACCTATTAAGTGTTTCGTCTTCATTATGGGGTATCTCTAGTTTAGCGGCCATTGTAATAGAAATCTGGGTACCAGCCGTACCTCTTATCTGCCGAATCTGTGAAGGAGCCCACACCCTGAACATTGTGGACAACGTAGGTAGCATTCAAATCTCTAGCCTCCACCTCATCCTCAATCTGCCGTTCCCACTTCTCCCTCTCCATAATCAGAGGGGTGGCATCTAGATTATCCCTATGATAAATCTTGACAGCAACATCCAACACAATAAATTCGTGCCAACCAAGACCATCATCCAGAACATCTGTATCGGCTGAAAAGGTAAGGAAAGGGACGTATACGTGCTTGTACGTACCAGAGGAAGGGTTCGGATACAATTCGATCCTTTTATCGGTGAGATCGTTACCTGTGGCCTCACCCAATTCGAAGACCCTGTAGCGAGAGGCGTGCGTCCCCGTAAGTGCGACCTTGAGTGCCCTTTCAATGTCATCCATATGCCTCAGTCGAGAGGTACCTTCCCCCTCAACGTACCAAACGCCCACCGTGGCCAGGTAATCTGTTGGGAGGGCGTAGTCTGTGGCTCCAGTGATGGTGAAATCCTGAATCCTTTGAGTCTTTACCAGACCCTTCTTCAGGAAGATCCCCTGCAACCGCTTTAGGCTATCATTGATATATTGATTAAGCATAGCATCGGTGTGTCGGACATCATCATTGATAATATCCGCCCGTTGCCGTACCATGTCTCTTATAGTAGATCGTGTAGCCATATAAAATAGTAGCCCCCAGTTAAGGCCGGGGGCCAGTGCCTATTTTAGCAATCTGACCAATTCCTTGAGGGCGTCCAACCGCTGCACTGCAGATAGGTCGGGATTTTCAAACGCCGCCATGAATATCATTGCATCTTCTTGTTCCGGCCCCACATCGTTGGGGCTAGTCATCTTCTCTGACTTATCTGGTTCAGGCACTGAGTCCTGTACCATCCTAGCCAATAGTCCTACTTTTTCAGCCATGATTAGCTCGTATGCGTAACGGAGAGGCTGGTGCGTCGTTGAAACACAGCAGTGAAGTTAACCCGGGGGCCATCTCCATCCGTTAGAGCACTAATACCAGTACCTGCTGTTGGTATGAGAAGGTAATCGCACGTTGAGAACGAATCACCAGCCGCAAACGTCAGCGTTGGAACACCAGCAGCATACGTCACAGTACATGCTGAAGCCCCAGGGGTACCAGACTGAAGCACCGAAGTGATCAGCGTAGTATCGCCTAGGATAGGCCCTACAATGTAGCCAGCCTCCGCAGCTGTATGTGCATTGGTAGTTACGGTCTCACCAGTACGGTAAGCCGCAGCATCAATAGCAGAGTTACCTGCAATACTCCTAGTAAAGATCTCTAGGACACCTGTACTCGCATTATACGTACCTACCTGTGCGTCTAGAACATCTAGGGTATTTGCCGTATCACCTTGTACGGAGACCTGACAGGCCACCATCATAGGGTAGGGGTTACCGAAGGTGAGGTCAAAGACACCAACACCTGTACGATTGACACCAAAGCCATTACCTCGTACATTGGTTACAGCACTAGTACCGTTAGTCTCGAAAGAACCACGGACCACAACAAGCCCAGTCTCAGAGTTCATTTGACTCTCAGCTGGGTACAATTTTTTGCCAAATACGGCAGGGATATTAGCCATTTTCTGAATCCTTTATTAGAAACGGAACCTGGGGGCGGCTAAACCCCCAGGTCAGATTACTATAGCGTACTAGCTGATGCTAATAACACCGTTGTTCTTAGGTTCCCGACAAGCGAGGTCAACCCACATACGGACTCGGACTTCGATACCATCCGCAGCACTAAGACGGGCAGACCGGAGTCCATCAGTCGTAGTAATGTGGGGAACCGGGTCCATGTGATGGAGGGTCCAACAATCCCGCTTCATAAGGTAACCCTTATCATCGGGGCAGAAGGCTCCAGCCATGACAGTCTTAACACCGTCCGGGGAGGCGTACTTGATGCTGGGCATACCAAACGGGGTAGCCGAGGCATCCTGTCTAATAGCACGAGCGCCAAGCTCTTGCTCCAGTCGATGCCAATTGGTATGACTCAACCAGATGGTGTCATAGTTAGCACCCAACCGACGCATTTTAGCCGCGCACTTCTTAAGAGTCTCTTCGATACTACCGAGGTAGGATTGGCGGAAACCCTGCAGTCGCTGCACGTCATTGGGACGATCCGAGGAACCCTTGAAGGTACCGGACGTCTCTGCCGTCTCTGGAATCCAACCTGCAACACCAATAACAACACTACCATCATCATCTGCGCCAGTGGCGTCATCTGCACGGTAGAGCAATTCGGTATCTGCAAAGCCGGTATCATCGGTAACCGTAAGGGTACCAGCGTCCAGATCTACACCCGTGACATCAGTGACCTGGCCATTAGCCGCATCAGTGATGAACATACCAACGTGGAAGTTAGCCACATCGTCTGCATTCGCAAGGTTGATAACGTTACCAGAGGGGGTGCCAGAGACAGTCCCCAATTTGCCATCACCATCTCGCCAGAGGTGCTTCTCAAGTTCCAACGAGATGCTCTTGACGATATCCTCAATCTCAGCTTCCTTCACATCGTAGAAGGCGCCATTACGGTCCCGAGCTGCCCGGATACTCTCGTCATCCAGGGCCAACACACCGAAGTATGCATTACGTTTCAGCTCAAACCGGGTAACTCGACCACGACCAGCTGCAGCACTGTTAGACAGGGACTGAGCCATCGCGAAGGAGGAACCGATTGATTGGGGCATCCCATACTTGACTGGGATGAAGTAGTAGGCCCCGGTAGATCCAGCGGTGTCACCACCAACTAGGTCGTCCTTCTTGGGGAGCCATTTGAATAGGTCACGATCCATCTCAGCCAATTGGTTGAGTCGGATCTGTGGAAAGAGTTCTTTATACGCCTTTGAGAGGTTAGCAATACTAACTGGAGGCGTGGTTGCCATTGCCATGAGATATTATCCTTTGTATTATTCGGTGCCCCCCTCGGACATCGCTTTGAAGAACTTGGCCCTGGAGGCAGCTTTAATCTCCTCATAGGACATATCCTTCATCGACTTCTCCTGGGGAACATTAGATGAAAGTGAATTTGATAGTGTCTTATTCGCCTTCTTCTTACCATCTGGCTTTGGCGATTGTGCCGGCGTTGCTTCCTGTGCCGGATTCATTTTTCCCAGAAGTTTCTCGTACCGGGTGTTAACCTCGGCCAGGCACTGCTCTGGGGACAGTGGCGCCCCTCGACCCTGTTGCTCCTCCGCATAGGCTTGTGCGACGGCAAACATATCAGCAGCCACATCGGCTTCTGAATACGCATCCACCACCCTAGCCACTGCCGGAAAGGCTTCTGTGTCAAAGGTCTTTGTGGCCTCTAGCATACTCTCTTGGTAAGCCACAATTGCTTCATGCATACCCTCATTCCCCTGGGTATCTTGGGGTGGCTTCTCCCTAGCCGACTTTAATTCTGCAATCTCCTGCCTAAGCTCTTGCAGTTCTTTCTGCCCCTTGTAGTCGTCAGGGGCCAAGTCTCCAAGGCTCTCGTAATAAGCAGCCTTGGCAATATCGATTAATTCTTCTTGTGAGATACCAGCAGCTTTAAGGAACTGGATTGGGTTGCTCTTAGCCTGGTGTTGGGCCTTCTGGTAGAGTTTGAGCTGATCCTCATACTCCTTTTTCGTGGTTTCAAAAGAGTCCTTATCTTCTCGGAGCTTTCTCTCCCTGTCGAGGAGTCGCTTGAGGACTTTTGATTCCGGCTCTTGGATAGTATCGGTAGCCCCTGCTTGCTCAGGTTCTGCTGCCTCAACTTCCGCTTCTGCTGTCTCTTCTTCCGCGCTCTCTTCCGTACCTTCAGATTCGCTGGTCTGGGTTTCAACCGCTGCCTCGCCTTCGTCTGCATACCACTCTGGATGCTCTGCCTTCCTTTGGGCTACTAGATCATCTAAGGCGGTACTTACATCGATCTTCTCAGAAGGGGCGTCGGATTCACGAACTACCTCGGTTACGTTAGCGTTTGCGTGTACGATTTCAGCTTGCACTCTATCTGACATTGTCTTTCTTTCCGTCCAAATGGATCACTGCCCCATGCGAACTGGCGCTAAATGGGGTAAAACCTAATCTCTTGGCCAAGGGGCCATCTGTCTCCCATACAAGGTCGATCATCTCCTGGGAGTATTTCTCCTTGTACTTCCTATCATTCTGAGAGACATTGAGGGGTGGAAACTTGCGAGGGTCTGCCTTGAACTTTAACAACTCCTGTACCCCCTCGTACATCTGAGCCGTGTCTATAAACACCCTAGTCTGGGGCTGGTAGAAGATCTCGAACCAATGGGAGTAGAGGCCGCCCTCAAATTCCTTCCACAACCGTTCGTCTGATCTGACAGAGATGAGGGTGTAGCCTTCATCCTTAATGGCCTTCTTAGACATCCCTTCTATAAAGGACTTGAAGGTACCACCATAGCGGCGAATGGCGTCCCTACCTTGTACAGACCGATGGGCATGATTAAATAAGCTAACATACCAAGTCCAGGGGTCTCTGATGGTTCCAAAGAACTCGTGGTGCCCAGGGTGGAGTTTCTCCATCTTGGCGGCTGTTCTATGCCCGAATGAGTCCCGTACACTATTCTTCTGTAGGAAGTCTCGTAACCAGGTTCCCCCGGTCTTGGGCATATGGATCTGAGTCAGCCTCTTTTTAGCCACCCGTACCAGCCCTCTCTACAGGGATTCCCTGAGCCGAAGTAGCGACGGCACTTTGGAGATTCCCCTCTGGGCCAATATTCTGTGGATCAAAGTTACCCTGGGCAGCAGCTGCCATCATTGCCTGCTCCTCTAGTAGTCGTTGCTGCTCATTGGCCTGGGCCGTGGCTGCATCAACAATCCCTTGTGCGAGGGCAATCCAATCCCGGTAGTTCTGTAGGATTTCTTCTGGGGCCTTCTGCTCCACCCGGCGAAGGTAGGTAAGGTGGATGAATGGGATACCCGCGTTCAAGTCTTGAAGGGGATCTGGTTGCGGGAATTCGCCCCTATCCAGGAGGTCTGCCGTCTTCTTGATATTATCCATACCAATACTACCTAGGGCCTGGACCTCCTCCAAATCTGGATGTCCCAGGTTAGACTTATACTGGTTCGTATCGATTAGGCCCCTAAAGGCTAGGGAGTCCAACTCATCCATACGGGCAGCTGGGGACATGTTGAGAACACTGGAAGCCTCAATCTGGAGAACGTATTGCCGATTCTCTACTAGGTCCTGAACTTCACTCCAGGCGATGTCATCTATGAGGCGGCGGTTATGGAAACGAACCGTCCTGTCCGTCCCCCCTTTGTATAGCTCTGACGCCAATTCCATGAAATGTTCTGCCACTTCGAGGAAAAAAGCCTCATACCGCTGCGCTTGAAGGGAGAAGCGTTGGTTTTCAATAGTGTTAAATTCACGGAGGGCCTTGGAAGAGTCCAACCTGGCCTGGGAGGGTAGTTTAGCCTGGGCCGATAACTGGGATATGCCCGCATATTCAAAAGCGGACGACCGAATCCTCTCCCTCTCTGCATAAATCTCCGGTGAGATCCCTGGCCAATTCATAGCCTCAGGGGTTTTGCCTCTGTAGTGAATCACCCTAGCAATCTGGTTATCCAGTTGCGTCTTAACGATACGAGAAGATCCGTCAACAAAAATACGAGGAACACACATCAAATCCTGTGCTAGTCGGATTTTGTGATTCAACTCATTCATCCGAATTTGGAAGGGGGCAATCTCCTCTACAAGGGGTTTGCCATAAAATCCTGTAGGTAGGTTTTCCCAACGGAAGAAGACGAATGGAAATCTGTCTCTGGTATAGTTCTCATCTACGAGGGTGGCACCGTCAATGACAATGGAATGCCGTCCGGGGGAACCATCCTTGGGTAGTTTCCACGCCTCGATGACAACCACATTATCTGCCGATGGGGTTCTGTAGGAGGTGTAGTAGAACTGACCAGAGGATTGGGCCTTCTGGATATCATCAAATCGATCTGGGTAGGCCCATTGCAGGGCTACTCTAGGGACCAGCTTACGTTGGTACATCTGGAAGGGCTTCTGCCCACTCTGTACCTCTCTCTGATCCACGATGATCTCATCCGGCATCACCCTCTCTGTATGGATCTCATCCCCATCTGAGAAGACCTTAAGAGCACCGATGGGTGCCCAGCAGGCATCGTTAAATACCTTCTGTCCCTTTTCCCAGATGTTCTGGTGCTGGAACTCCCCATACATGTACCTGTCTAGTTGCTTCCCCAACCTTTCGACAGAGAAGGAGGCATCCTTGACCACGGGGGTGGGTTTAGGCTTGTTCTTGCTAATTAGAGCTGATACAGTATTAACAACGGAGGCCACCAAATTCTCGGCTGTATTGCTGATAGGGCGGTACTGAACCTGCCTCTCCGTGTGGGAGCCCCAATCCAACCCAGGCAACTCCCTATTACAGTACAAAGCTGCATTGATGAAGGTCTGCTTATGGATGGCGTATTGGTTCTCCTCAATACTTCTTACGGTATCGAAGAGGGTATCATGTACCTTCGAGGCTGCCGGATCATCCGGTTCACCCTCCCACCAGAATGTATTCAGCCGAATTGGCATTATTTCTGCTCAGGAAAGCTGGGGCTAAACCCTAGATGGGCAAACTGCATATCCATCTCTTCCACTCCCCGACGTTCCACTTCTGGGTTAATCTCTGGCTCAGCCTCGACTGGGGCCTGCTTATCTAGAACCAGTTCGTATTGCTCACACTTAAAGGCTGCCACGCCATTCCGACGAAGCATCTTAAGCATCTTTTCTACATGTACTGGATCTACCATCTAGCCCTATACCCTCTGTTATCGTAATGCACAAAATTCTTATAAAGGCCCAAGCCACCCTCTTCCATCACGCCTAGCCGAATCAGCCCTTCGATGATGACCTTGACTAGGGGCGGCTCTACACCTTGGACCATGAGGTCTACGGCAAATGCGTCTTTGTCGTAAAGGTGGTAGGAGCCATCAACCCCACCAACAGCCTTATTATACTCAGGGGTACGGTAGGCGCTGGTAATAAAGACTGTGGAGCCTAGGAACTCTCGTAGGGGCTGCAGATTCTTCTCCGTGAATGCCTCAAGCCCCTCTACCTTCTCTTCAGGGACGGGGGTACCATCCCGGCAATCAAACTCATACAAATAGAAATTCTTTGATAGTTGCGGCCTCTCTTGATTCGTAGCCGGCATCTCTTTTGCTCTTACATCAGCCATTCTGATCCATCCTCCGCGATAAGTACATTCGTCCACTCCTCTTCATACTGGTCATTCTGCTGTTTAGCCTTGTATCTTTCACAGGCCTCTTTATACTGGGCATCGTCCCAACTTTGATAAAACTCGTGTGTCTCTGGCTCCGGTGGTACCACCTTGGTCCTAGAGAAATGATGTAGAGAGAACCGCCAGGTATAGAGGAGGGCATCACAGAGGTGGTTATCCATCCTCTTATCTTCCTTCAGCTTGTTCCGGCGAATGGCTGTTTTCTTGTCCATCCCCTTTAGATCCCACTGGAGGTGCATCATCTCATCGTACATGTCGGAATTGGCCAAAAGCTTCACTTTGCCGTCGTAGAGGTCCGAATTGAGCAATTCTATGTGATCGAACTTCTCAGTCTTCTCTGCAGCCTGGATAAAGAAGCCATATTGCTGATTCAGCGTCTCTATGACCATTTTCGCCAGATTTCCGGTATCTGCGACCATTTCTTCGATTTGGCCGTTAAATTTGTCCTGAACCCTCTGAATTAGCGCCGCTATCTGCGGAACGATCATATGTGGGCTCTTAAAGTCGTAAACTTGGTACAGAGTGTCTAAATAGGGCGAATAGGCGACTACAATGAGGGCAAAGTCGTCATTGAACCCCATATCCATCCCCATGATGTACCGCCAGTCCATATCCTTTGGCAAACCATGCTGATTGTACTTCTCCCCCTCTAATCTAGTCCAAACAGCCCTACAGGCAGAGGGGCCGCCATCATTCGAAACCAATTGGTTGAGGGCGTAGACCATCGTGTCCCCCATGGAGACCCACTTGCCCAGGGCCTCCCGCATCCAGGTGGGGTTGTCGTCGGACCACTTCTTCCTAGCCTTATCCTCTAAGAAGTTCTCCCAGATGTGCGGACAGAAGGTGTTTTCTTGAACCGTCCATGTGTGCCGGGACCACCTATGCATCTTCTTCGGATGATCGGTCCAGAACTTCTCTGGGCGGTTAAAACTGCGGGTAATTAGGTCGCCATCCTCATCCCGAAGGTTCGGACACGTTGCCTCATAGAATGGACCATCCAGGACGGACCCAGGAGTACCAATGATGCAGATAGAGCCATTAGTATCGTTAGTAGCAGCTCTAAGGATGTCATCAATAAGTTCTTCAAAGATATGTACCTGAAATGACTTGCACTCATCGATTAGGACCAGCTGGTAGGCCCCTCCTCGGAGTTTTTCTATGTCTTTCCCCGTTTCGGCACCATTTAAGAAGATTTTGGAGCCATTTGGAAGGGCTATGGTGTTATCTGCCCTCTTATACTCCAGATTTAGGGCGTATTTACGGCTAAATTCCGCAAATGGGTCCCAATACAGCCGTTTTGCCGACCGGAGGGTTAGAGTGATGATGGGGACGACACATCCAGGGTTTTGTAGGGCGGCTATGAGGGCGTAACTGATCGCAGTATGGGTCTTACCCGCACGGCGGGGGGTTAGCAGCGACTTTCGTCTATCTGGATCGGTTACAAATAGCTGCTGTTCTTCAAAAAGATCAGCTAGAATAGCTTTCCAGGCGGATTCGTCCCTTTCTGCTTGGACTTTGGCGCTTTTGTTGCTGGTTCTTTGCTTTTGGAAGAGGATGTCTGTGGTGTCTGACATGGGATAAGCTTGACTACATGCTCCAGTGGGACCCAGGTATCCTCTTTCGTATCATCTTGGATGACCAGGAACCTGTATTCATTAATGTACATGGAGACATTCGGGTAAATCTTCTCATTTACCAGCCGAACCAAACCCCTAGATGCGCCAAAATCAACATCTGAGCTAAACCTTGCTTCTTTTACCGGGACTTTCTGCATAAATGGGCTCCAAATTCCTTCGTCGTGCTATAGCTGGGCAGTGGGAACCATTCCGAAACTGCCGACAATCTGGTGTTCTAAACGTATAGAGGAAGGACGTGCCCTCAGGGATCCCTGCAGCCTCCATAAGGGACGGAAAGAACCCAAGCCCCCTGAGTACAGGTTTTACATAAACGTAGTGTAGAACGGGAACAGCGGCCTCCTCGAAAGCGATGAACCCTACCAGGGACCCCTCGGCCTCTCCTACGAGAACCGTCATGCCCCTATCTAGTAGCTGTTTTATTCCTTCGTCGAAAACCGCTGTAAATAAATTATTTGGGATGATCCCTGCAAATGGACTTCTTTTCCATCCGTTGGACCATGCATGTAAGATAAAGCTACGCTCCCCCTGATTTGGGGACAGATTCGCTTCCCTTACCTTTAGTATATTGTTGATCTTTGTCATACTCAATCCTGCGGAAGCCCCTCAGGAGATCGTACCACTGGTTCCTACCTAGGTTATTAGCCCACTCTAGGAATGCGTCAATCTTCTCCTCGATGGACATCATCTCTGCCATCTGCTTCTGTGAGGCTTGAATCTTGAGGTACATCTGCCCCAAGGAATTGGCCGCTTTGACCAGATCCTCCCCCTGCTTGGCTAATCGGGGGTCAAACTGATGTACGGAGCCATCATCCGGCAATTCGTACATCTTAGCCTCATGCCTCGTGAGGTGCTCATTTAGCACCCTAAGTGACTTCTTGAGGACCGTCTCGATCTTAGGAGTGGCCCTGGCCTTATCCTTACGATTCGGCTTCTTCGTACCTATCTTCATCCTGCTCATACAACTATCACCAAAATCCTACTTCGTTCGTCCGTCTTTGCCCTTCAAAAACACTAAAGACATCTGAGTAAATCGAAGATTTATGAATGGGGTCGAAGTAAGACCTTTAGGTCGCTTCGATGCCCCTACTGAATCACTACATTGTTTGTCCAACACTGTAATTGGTACACTACTATTATAACAAGAACTACAACCTTTGTCAACACTTATTTTCAACTATTCCATAACTCCATAGTATTATTACTAAAACCACACTCTTAAATTGGCCCACAAATGTATGTCGTGCACCTACATCCTCGCCAATTTGAACCCCCAAGTAGGGCGGGCGGGTGGCAATCATCAATATCTATATAGGGACAAAACCTCCTTACTTATTCACAAGTAATGGCCAAATGTCCCCCTAAGGCTCGGCTGAATGATACATTCACCTCGCAGCACAACCACAAACCACTCCCAACCCCTTCGGACGGCTAACGAAACAAAGGTCTCATTTGCCGTTAAATGTCACTTCTCTACCATATCCGCCCCCTATTTTTCAAAAAAATTTTTAGCATAAACACAGTATAGCGGCAAGATCCATGCCAACAAAAGGGGAAACATTACCTATACTTACAGCCCCTATGCAACCATCATGCCACCGCTAAGTACCTGTAATCACGTCCTATGCAATCCATGTGCCACCCCCAGCTATGACATCTGTGTCACCTCAGCATGTCGTTTGCCACATTGTCACTTGACACCAGTGTTATCAGCTACTTAGCCAATGTCAAGTTAATTCTTTCGTGTCAGATTTGACACATGTCAAGTGCATAATTTGCGGGGCGGTCTAAATACTCGAAATCACTCACCTATAATACCCCCAGTAATATCAACAACTTGCAAAGTCAAGAGAAAAGTGATGGGACGCTCAACCTGGGGGCTACAGACCACACAAAATAATCACGAAAGAATGTCGATTCCCCTTGCCATCCCCCTACCGCTGTGGCATTCTAATCATGGGTCGAACGAGACCCCCCGAGATTGACAACCGAATAGAGCAGTAGCGGCCTTGCCCGGGGTATGTGCAGAGATGCCTCACCAGTCACGGGGATAACAGGGACCGAGATACAAGTATTGTGGTGGTGCCACCAATCAGAGCACCATAGGGCTAGGGCAACTATTAACCGCCGTGACATAGGGTCGCAAACTAGCACCTACAAACAACCACAAACAGAAAGAAAGAGAAATCAACATGTTCGACGTAATTAAATCAGCTCGTACCCGTAACACTGTCAAATCGGATGGATTGCTAGACTTGAAGAAATTCATCAGCAGCATTGCCCGGGGCGACCGTACTTGCATCTACGTGACCGAGAACGGCAACGTATACGATGGCACCTCCACCTACTTCGACCGCGAAGGAGAGGAGACTGTAGCAGCTGCAGCACTGGAAGAGGATGGACAGCTTCGAGAGGGTTATACCTCAGTCGCTAATGTCCTCGCCTACGTCCCTGAATTGCCTGAGGCAGTGTCCCGAGGCGACCGTAAGGGGCAAATGCCCACCTGGAAAGAGATTGTCCAACGGCTTAACAGCCACACCGGGGCACACCCTGGCAAACTGAGTACCGACACCAGCCTACTGGTTCGGTTCCAAGAAGGGGCTAATCGGCTCAAGACGGCCAAAATCACAGCAAAACAATAGCTAATCTAGCCTGGACCACCATTAACTTGGTGGTATCACCACAGTGCTTGTATCATTCAATGGTTGCATACTGTCACCAGAAAGAGATGGTGCTGATATGACACTTACGCAAGAATTCGA